ATTAGATTTTTTATACTAATATATTTATTTATAATTTAAAGATTTGATAAGAATTCATTGAACAAGTTTAACTTATGTTCATCGAGAATTCTTTGATCAACGAGAGTGTTAATTCTCTTCTGAGTTTTCTCTGCGAGTTGTTCACGAAGAATTCCTCCTTCCCAAATCCACTCCTTTCCTTCCATAATTCCTGATACAAATGCATCAGGTGCAGAAGGATCGGCAACGATATCAGCAGCAGTTGCTAACATGAAATCTTCACCAACAACTTTCACTCCACCACGATCTTCTCTTAATGAACCAACACCACGAGAAGAAACTCCAAGCATCACACCTTCATCTAAAAGTGAAGATGCAATTTTACCCATAGGAGTATTAAGAATTTGTGCCTTACCTCTGAAATTACTACCCTCTTGGGTGAGTGAAGTAATCTTATGAGAAACACGGTCAAGATTTACGGTAGGACCATCGGGATGACCAAGTTCTCCAAGAGCACGTCCCTTATTAACAAAAGTTTCACAATAACGATTTACTTCACGAGAAAGGGTATCCATAGGATACATTCTTCCATTACGATTTTTAAGGTCTCCTTGTAAGAAAACTCCCTCAATGTATAGTTTTTGGGATGGTCCTTTCTTACCTTCCTTAATAATCTTTACGTTTGAAATTTCTTCTGTGATGAGTTTCATTTGTATTAACCTGTAAATCCTACTTTAAATCCTACAACTCCTGCATCAGATGCAGAAATTAAATCTTGAGCACCTTTTTCGAAGAACTCAATCCGATCAGTTGGAAGAGTTACAGTGGCAGTGTTTGCATATCCAGTCGTAGTGCTTTTTGCGACACTAACCGTAGCATCCCCAGCAGTTCCATTAAAAACTCTAACTACTGTTGCATTATCTAAAGAGGTTGCTGTATTGAGTGCAACTTCTGTTCCAGTGCCAACCAATAAAGTTCTTGTCATTATTCTTGATCCTCGGATTGCTGTTGATCATCAAACATGGATGCACCGACTACTGGTCTAATATTATCAATATGTCCTGCTGCTTTTGCGTACAAAACATCTTTGATTCTGTCACTAATATCAGATGCCGAAGAATCGGATCCAATTAAATTTACAATTTCTTCCATGAAAGTTTAATATATCTATATTTTATATTTATATCTCAGCAGATTTGCCGTCTACTTCAGTCATTCCACCATCTACTTCAGGTTCCATCGGAACATCACCCATCATTCCCTGCTCACCTCCTTGTGGTAATGGTTCTCCAGTTATAGGATCAATAGCACTCGGATCGGGAATAATACCATCTTTGATTTCTTGTTCAATCTGCTCATCCATTTCAATCATTTCTCCATCAGTCTGACGAAGAACTTTACTGCGAACCCACTTCTGAGAATAATACTTGCCAATATAAGGTTCAATAGTTGCAAGAACACCAAGTCTCTCATTCAACATTTCTGTTTCTTTGAGTTCTGCAAACTGATTATCATACAAGAAATCATATTGAATATGATCACTAATTTTATCCCAGTCTTCTACTGAAACAATATTTTTGAGAATGAGTTGAGTCTTCAACATATCATTGAACATCTGAGCAAATCTCTTTCTCAGACGACCAACAAACTTGGCAAATTTAAGTTCATCTCTTAAAATTTCAGAAGAACGACCAAGATTAAATCCACCATCAGCAGCAATTCTTGATTCTGGAACTCCGAGTGCTCTATAAAGTTTCTTTTGAAAATACTCAATATCAGCAAGTTCTCCTAAGTTTTGTCCACCTGGAAGAGTTGTGATTTCAGTTCCTCTGCCACCTTCTCTACGAGGAAGCCAGAAGTCCTCCATCATACTCATAAATTTACGATCATCACGGATTTCTCCGGTGTTCGCATCATAAACTTGCTTGTTACGATAACGATTCATAACATCACGAAGATATTGTTCTGCCTTTACCTTAGGAAGATTACCAACATCAATATAAAAAATACGACGTTCTGGTGCTCTGGATAATCTATAGATGACCAAAGAATCCTCAATCATTCTTAGTTGATTGAGTGCCTTGATTGCTTTGTGAAGATAGGAAAGAACATTTCCTTTATTTCTATCTACAAGACCTGAAGTGCAATATGTAATTGCATCCTTTGCAATTTTAGTTCCTTTATTTCCACCACCACCGGTTAGGTTTCCAGTTGGATATTGTGGTTTTGGGGTATATACAAAATACTCCTCAATCTCTGGAGCAATACCATTTTTTTGTTCGTCACGACCAGCAATATTTGGTCCAATAACATTCTTATCTTTTTTCTTTTCTTGGCGGACAAACCGCATCTTCATTGGGTCAATATACCTCAGTTCTTTAATTCCTTCCTGAGGTTTTTTAAGATCAATTACCTTGTGATAATAAAGTCTTCCATCAACATACCAATTTCTAAAAATTTCATGCGACTTCTTATCAAAATCTAAAATTTCTTTAATATACTTAAATTCTTGTCTAATTGCTTTCTTTAAATTATCCGTAGCATTTAAATTGGACAATTCAATTTCAATTGGAGAATCATAAAGATCACTCACAATTGCTTCATTTACAACATCTTCGATAGCACCATCCGCTTCTGGATGTAGTGACATCTCTCTATATCTTTTTATTAAATCAAACTCTGTTCTATATTGTCCTTCAATATCTACATATGAACCATAAAATCCACTGCTAATATAGTTATCAACCCCATCCTCGTTATTCACGGGGACAGGGGAAACTACAGATTTGGATTTCTTTTCTGCATCATCAATAGAAAAACCAAAAAGTTTTGCCATATTATAAACTAACTTAGACTACTATTTTATTATTTAGGTAATATCTTCACCACCTGCTGATGGTCCATTACCTTTATATGCTTCCCAATAATGGACTTGCATTTCTACGGTAAATTCCTGAATAGTATCAGTCGTCTCATAACTTAAATCAATTGTGGAGATGTTAGTTGGGAAAACATCCTTAAAAACATATTTTCTAAGAACTGTTCCGGTACGATCTAATTGATTTACTTTAGCATCCACTTGATAAAGTGCGGGATCTGTTTCACCAGTTCCGTTGTCCAATTTATTAATATAGTTCATCCACTTCTCAAATGCAGATCTGATATTGAATGAAGTATCATTCATTACAGTGATAGTCCATGTTTCGAATGTTCTATCACCTGCAATTTTCAGGATTCTTCCTCTAAAAGGAATATCAATTGGTGCTACTGTTGAAGAAGGTAGTGCTGCTGCTTTTACTAAAAATCTAGCATTATCAAGAACTTCGTTTTCATCCTGAACACCAACACCCGAAGGGAAAGTTAATTCCACTTCGAATAGATTGGGTCTTGCACCACCACCTTTTAATTTACTTTTAAAATCACTAATAGTTCTTAGTGGTAAAGTATTTACTTGTTGACGAGCCATTTTTCTTTAAACCTCTAGATTAAACGTTACCGATTACTTCATCAAATGAAACACCAGTTCTGGTGGCAACAAACGTAAGACCGATGAAGTTGATTGATCTTGCGGGTTTGATAAAGATGTCTGCTACAAACTCATTATTATCTATAATGGCAGCAGTGTTATTTGTCTCATCACAAATAACTACAAAGTCGAAGATTCCTCTCTTTGCCTGAACATCACGAAGGAATGGTTCGACAATGTTCACAAAGTTAGTTCTTGTGATTTCATCATTAAACTCAAAGAGTTGATCTTTTGCAGCAGCAGAGATTGCGTCCTCAAGATAGATGAACAAACGACGGACGTTAATACGATCAAATGCCGAAGACTTACCGAATCCAGTCTTATCTCCAAAGAGAACAATACCGGCACCAGGCGAGAAGATTACTGGATTGACTCTATTCGAATACAATCTATCTCTCTGTGCTTTAGATGGAGTATATGCAAGTTTAACTGCATTTAGAATTCCACCACGATTTGTTCCTGCTGGTGAGAACCATGGGAAGTTGTTCGCATCATTTCTGGCACAAAGACCAGCAATGTCTCCGTTTAGTGGAATATATCTAAAGGTATTTGCAAACCTATCAAACATATACTTATAACCACTATCAAAGATTCCATAAGTTGTTGATGTAATG